CTCAACCGCTGTAGTTGCAAACAGTGCTAAGGTAAGTTATACTGATGGGGATCGTGTAAACGCTATCTCAACCGCTGTAGTTGCAAACAGTGCTAAGGTAAGTTACACTGATGGGGATCGTGTAGACTCTTTATCTTCGGCAATTGTAGCAATGGGCCCCGCTGTAGTTGCAAACAGTGCTAAGATAAGCTATACTGATGGGGATCGTGTAAATTCTATATCTTCATCTTTAGTTCAAGAAATAGAAAATCGCGAAGCTTTATCTTCCTACACAACAGCCTCTTTAAATACAAAAGCTAATCTAAGCGGTGCCAGCTTTACAGGTAGTATTTACAGTAGTGCAGGAGCAGCCTTTAAGCGACTTTTCTTAGGGCAAAACATGGCTACTACGGATAGAAGATATATTGCGGATTTTGAAGGTGATATGCGAGTCAAAGGCTCAGCCTCTTTTGGTCAAAATAATTTTGTGTCGACACATAATTCGGCAGCAATTGGTAGCAATAATACCGTATCTGGTGGAGGCTGTCTCGCGGTTGGTGAAAACATTGATGTTCTGGGACCACGAAATGTTGCGATTGGTGAGGGGATATATATCGGTAGTCTGCAAGCATATAATCTTGTTTTTGGGGATGATCATACACTAGGCAATATTAACCAAAGTAATATGGTAACAGGATCAAACAATGAGTTACAAGGCGCTAAGTTTAATCTAATAGCAGGAGGGTATAACTATATAGACAGTAAAGCTATACTTTCACGCACTTCAGAAAATAATATACTATCCGGCAGATCTAACAGAGTAGATTCATCATTATACAGTTTCTTCGCAGGTAAAAGTAACTCTTCTACAATAACAAATAATGTGGCCGTTTTGGGAGAACTAAATAGTCTATCTTCTGTAAATAGTTCCTTTATTGCAGGAACTTCTAATGTTTCTAAGACCTCTTGTAATTTACTACTTGCAGGTAAAGCAAATAGTGCTCTTAGTTGTTGTCAAAGTATGGTAGTAGGAGAGCTAAATAATATAACAGCAGATTGGTCAGTAGTAGGTGGTTATAATAATACTGTATCTACTGTACAAAGTAGTCTAGTAGCAGGTACTTCCAACACAGTAGAAAACTCTAGTAATGCGATGGTAGCAGGTAAAGGAAATACTGGAGATACCGCAGACCAAAGTATGATAGTAGGAGAGCTAAATAACGTAATAGGAAATTGGTCGGTGGTAGGCGGATATAATAATTCCGTATCAGCAACTAACACTGTTGTAATGGGACAAGAAAATAATGTGTCGGGCGGTTTTCATACTGTCGCAGGTTTCAATAATACAGCTAGAAATAATTTTAATCTTGTAGCAGGTACTAATAATTTTGCTTTGAGAGATTCCTCAATCGTAGCCGGAGATGGAAATACCGCAGACGGTAAACATTGTCTGGCTGTAGGGCTAGGAGTAACTGTAGGCTCCTCAGATGATTGGTTCAGCGTAGCAACAGGGTATAAAAGTATTGCAACCGGTACAGCCTCCTTCGCTGGAGGTATTGAAGGGGACGGAAATGTCGCCTCCTCAGCCCTAGCAAAAGCTTCATTTACTTATGGTAAAGCTACGAGAGTTTTTGGAAATGCAGAAAATTCTCAAGCATTGGGAGCCTACGCAGAAGTAGGACATGCCGTTCCACCTAGTGCTTCTTATACGGCAAACCAAGCTACAGCAATTGGATATAATACAAAAGCACAAAATGATAACTCTATTGCAGCAGGTAATACTTCTATAACTGAAGCGGATACTTCTTTTGCTTTCGGTAAATCTTGTAGAACTCATCCAAATGCTGCGATGTCTTTTGTTCATGGCTTTGAGTGTCAAGCTGGTGAAAGTCCTAATACAGGCAATTTTCAAGCAAAACATTCTACAGCAATAGGTTATAAATCTAGAGCATACAAAAATAATAGCTTTGCAGGCGGTAATACTTCTTTTGCATTTGGAGATACTTCTTTCGCATTCGGTAATGGAGCAGTTGCTAGTAATGGATTTTCTAATATTGCTTTAGGCCAAGGCATTACTACTGCTACTGACTCATCTTTAGCAGACAGCGATAGTCAAGTAGCAGTTGGAAAATATAATGAACACGCATATACGGGAACAGTTGCTCAAATGTTCGCAGTTGGAACTGGAACAGCAGATTCTGCTCGATTTACTTCAATGTATGTAGGCCCTCGTACTGCTGCGAATGCAAACATAGTAATGAGAGCACTAAAAGATAGCGCGGAATATACTGATGATACGGCTGCAGGAAACGCGGGGGTACCTATAGGTGGTTTATACCGCACTGGAAGTACTGTAAAAATAAGAATGAGCTAAAAAATTTAGGAGATAAAAATGGCAATAAACTGGAGTGTTAGACGAATTAAAACAAATAGTAGTGGAGGAGTTACTGAAGTACACTACTGTGCATGGGATGAAGAGGTTTCAGGTTCAGGACTAACCACTTCACGAATATCAGGATCGTGGGATGGAATACAAACTTTTACACCAGATAGCTCTAGTTTTCTGTATACACAGTTCGATCAATTAACAGAAAACGAAGTTCTAGATTGGTGTAAAGATCTGATAGGCACTGAAAAAATTGCCTCGATAGAAACATCTATAGCTAATCAGATATTACAACAACAAACTGAAGATATTGAAGTATCTTTCCCTTGGAGATAAATAATGGCAATCACAAAGACAACAAAATTACTTAGTGTAACAGTAGAACCCCCAAAGACAGATCCTGGAGCTCCTATAGTTACTATTACTTTACTAGATAGTTGGGATGATCCCAACGACGAGGAGCTACCTATAGAAAAAGTACGTACTATTATTAGAGGTAGAGCAGTTCCAGAAATAGACGGAATAGATAGAACCCCTGTTGATGATCTACCCTCTCTTGCACAAGATATTTGCAATACTGTATGGTGGTACGACTAGTACTCTCGAAAATAGTTCTTGACAACTTTGTTCAATTATGGTATAGTGGTCATATTAAAAATCAACTACAACTTATAGGTTATACATGAAATTAAGGTATTTATTACTTCTCTGCTTACCTTTAGCAGTATCAGCAGCAGAGGATACAATAATCACAGAGTCGACCTCTACTAGTGATGTAAACACTACCACTAAGTTAGAGTCTCCTCCTCCGTCAGCAATTACGCCGACTATGAATATATCCAACTCTGATTTATGCACAGTCGGAGTTGCGGGTGCAGTGCAAACCCAGATACTTGGTATCTCAATGGGTACTACCGTAAGAGACATGAATTGTGAAAAATTAAAGAATGCGAAGACTTTGTACGATATGGGTATGAAAGTCGCTGCTGTGTCTATCATGTGCCAAGACGAGCGCGTATTTGATGCAATGATGAATGCAGGTACTCCATGCCCTTATGAGGGTCTTATCGGAGAAGCAGCAAAAGCAGCATGGATTGCAAACGTTGACGAAACACCTGTAGAAATTAAAGCAGAGGAGATAATCGATGAAAAGACGAAACAAACTCTTTGGGGTCTTGGCAGCATCTTTGCTTTGCTCCTCGTCTTACTCTGATAATATAGTTTACGGACAATCGAATGTAAATGCTCGTACTTGGGCAATGCAAAACGTACTACCACAGCAAGCAGGTCTTACAATCTCTCACATTGTATATGAATACAGTGTAGAGAAGAAAACACAAGATGCGATGTTGGTGCATGTTCAAAATGAAGATGCAATCAACGGAGGATACATCTTTCGATCTACAGATGACTGGACAGGGCAACCTTCCAACACAGTGAAGAAGATTAAGCCAGCATCGCAACTTCCTATACAATTTTGGGGAAATGGATCGATAGAAACAGAGGGCTTTGGTACAGTTTCAAATCCTTCTGTAAAATACAACTGGAGGTACGAACCTTGTTTCGATCCTCAGTCTGATCCAACATGTCCAGGGTACATGATACCTTATAATTTAGAAGATATACTAGTAGATGCTGTTGATCCTCTCGAAGATCAATATATTCAAGAACAACTTGAAAGACAAGCACTACTTGAAGAAGAAGAAGAGTTTGAGCGAAAAGAGCGTTTAAAGAAGAACAAGCGCGATATGGAAAAGCTCTTAGGTGGAATTAATTCCAAACTTATGTCAGATCTTGCACTAGTTCAAGAAGCAGCATACTTCTCTATAAACCTATTTCCTACTTCATATTATAGTCCTTTAGAGGGCGGAACATATGAAGATGCCTTGCAACTAATTGATGCAGAGTTGCCAGACAACAAAGAGGGAAGACGAGTGAACTACACTCAACAAAAACTGCATGAAGAAATGATACAATCACAATATGATAATTGATTATCAAGAGTGCTTCGGCACTTAAGAGATATACTATGAAGAAATCTTTGTTAGCAGCCGGACTTTTACTTTCTAGCGCAGCTTTTGCAAATGTTCCTATTACAGGTTCAGTGGCATCAAAATGCGTAATCAATGTAGATACTCCTGGCGTTTATGGTAACCCTTCTGCAAATCTACTGAGCACTGACCCTTCAGACGGTGGAGTTGTACCTGTAGTTCGTTACGATATTATTAGCGCAGAGCTTTACAAAGCCAAAATTAGTTATCCTGACGATTTTACAAGCAGTCCTTCCTTGAATGACGTTGTAAATTGGACAGGCAGTGTAACAGTAAGTCAAACTTCAGACGAGTCAATGGCATCATTTGAGACAAACAAAGTAGAGTATAATAACACTACTGAGTATGATTTAGATGTGCAAGGCAGCGTTTGGTTTGATATTACTTCATCTGCAGACTATGGTTATGATAAGTCCTTCCCTGGTGGAGACTATCAGGCAACTGTAACTGCGGAGTGTATTGCACTGTAATGCAATTCTGGGTTGTATTACTTGGTGTGTTAACTCATGGCTTCGTTTGGAGTCATGAGTTAACTCCCACTTATCCTACATTAGAGACTTCTTATATGTCAGGAGTTCTCAAAGCAGAGATGCACCTATTCAATAGTCGAAAGGATATCAACTATTATTCAGTCTCAGTCTACGATAAAGACTGGAAGCCTGTCAAATTTGCTACGGAAAGCAAAATCATACAAATGGATTATCTAGATCATAAAGATATAGAGGTCTATGTTCGCAAAACAGATCAAGAAAAAGCACACTATATTTGCACTAAATCGAAAATCCTGAAAGGTAAGAGTGCACCGACATTACTCGCATCAAGGATTTGTTCAAAAATAAAATAAGAGGCAAGCGTGAAAAAGATAGTTTTATTGGCACTACTGGTAAGTAGTTCGACATGGGGACAAGGATCACTGAATCTGAACATCCCGCAGTCGAACCAAACCCATGCTCAAGATAAAATTAGATCGGGCAACGTTGATTGTCAGAATGCTATAGGTTCCTCTACGAATTTCGAGTTTGGAGTAGTTGGTATTATTGAACAGGGTGATAGCCCTTTTACTACTCAAATTCAAGAAGTACAAGATCAAGAATATCGAGACGTAGGAGTATACGCACGGATAAATATTCCTATCGGTGGACCAAAAGAACGTATCAACTGTAACACTCTGTATCAGTTGGAGCTAACAAAGAAACGTCTAGAAGTAGAAAAGCTACAGCGTGAGGTTATGCAATTACGTCAGCTTCAATTCACAGACGATGTTGAGGAAAAATAAAAAATGGCAGAATTTGAAATTGCAGGAATGACATTTAAAGGCGGGAAGATGGCGGTAATATTAACTGCTCTTTCAACACTAGGAGGTGCCAGCTGGGCTGGTTTCGAGTTTTACAAAGATTACATGGATATGAAAGAAATTGTACAAAACATCGATGTAGATGCTATAGAAGCTAGAAACCAAGTTATTGAAACTAAGCTCGACAATGCTATAGAATATACACGAGATATTAAATCTGGACTAAGAGATGATATTCTTAGTATCGAGAAGCAAGCAGACCGCGTAGAAGATAAAGCCCGAAATATGGAAGAAAAAGTACGAGACATGATTGATAAAGCAAGCGAACGTTTTGAAACAAGACGAGACTCTTTAATGTCCGATAACGCCAGAGATTTAAAAGAACTGGAAAAACGATTTAGCGATAAACTACAAAAAGCACTTGATAACCCGCTTGCAGACTAGACCTGCGAAAAATAAGTGTTGACAATATAACCCTAACTTAGTATAATACGAAACATGGCAAAAGAACTCACTACAATTTCACCTGAAGGGCTGGAAATAGCAAATAGTTATTTACAGTTCGGTAACATACGAGGAGTATGTGAATATCTTCAAGTGCCGGAAACACAAGTTGTAGAGGTGTTAAATAAGCGCGAAGTGAAAAAGTATATAGACACTGTTTACTTAGACTTAGGTTATCGCAATAAAAATAATATTGGCAATGTACTAGATAACATGATTGCTGCAAAGTTAGAAGAGGCAGAAGAGTCAGGTGTATACTCTAGTAAAGATTTGGCAGACTTATTGCAAATGGCACATAAAATGCGTATAGATGAAATTAAAGCTCAAGCGGATCTAGAAAAAGCTCAGGCAGGTAACATAAAAAACCAAACAAATGTACAGATTAATGAAGCTGTTCCATTTGGTCAGGGAAATTATGGAAAACTTATGGAGAAACTTCTAAAAGATGGAAACGAATGAAAAAGTGGCGGGCCTAGAAAAAGGTTTATACGCTCACGAAATCCAATGTGAAGAGCGTTGGAAGACTTGTTTTCAACGTCTAGAGGATGTTGAAACATCTCTAAATCGTATCGAGACTCGCATGGTGAGTATAGGTGGAACAGTAATTATGTTCCTGGCGGGGGTCATAATTACCTTGATCACCCAATTAGGTTAATAGTATGAGTGTATTCTTGAAAAGAGGAAAATGGTGGGGCCGTAAAGAGAGCGGAGAATCTAAACGTTTTAATACTGAGGAAGAGGCGTATACTTTCACAGGAGAAGTTAAGCCTGTACCTAAAAGACGTAAACCTAAAAAAACGTTTACAACTACTTCTACCCCTAAGAAAGTAGTTAAACCTGTTTTAACAAGTAGTAAAAATCCAACTAGTAACTAAATTTAAATTCTTCAGCTATAAACGCTAGGCGGTATTATACCGCATAAGGAGAAAAAAATGCCAGCAGGTAAAGGTACATACGGATCAAAAAGAGGTAGGCCAAAGAAGAAGAAGCCAAAGAAGAAAAAAGGTCATCGTTGTGGCTGTTCGTAAAAGGAAAAGAAAGACAGCAAAAAAACGTCCTATTCCTACAAATAAAAAACTATATGCAAGAGTTAAAGCAACCACAAAACGAAAGTTTAAAGTTTATCCCTCGGCTTATGCGAATGCCTTTCTTGTAAAGGAATACAAGAAGCGTGGCGGTAAGTACCGTATGGGGAAAAAATAATGTCTCGTGCAAACAGTGGTTTAAAAAAATGGTTTAAAGAAAAGTGGGTAGATATTTCTAGACCTAAAAAAGGTGGGGGGTATCAGTCCTGTGGAAGAAAAAAGGCAAAAGGAAAAGGTTATCCAAAATGCGTTCCAGCATCAAAAGCTGCTCGCATGACAACAAAGCAGAAAAAATCAGCTATTCGTAGAAAAAGAGCTGCAGGAAATCCTGGAGGTAAACCTACAATGGTAAAGACTTTCGTAAAAAGAAAACGCAAAGCTACTATGAAACGAAAGAGGAGATAATTATGCCGAGAAAGAAAAAAAGTGGTGGACGTAAAAAAGATTCACGACTTAAACGAGCAAGAGTAAAAGGGTTTAATAAACCTCGTAGAACTCCTGGACACCCTAAAAAGTCCCATATTGTTGTAGCAAAAGTTGGGTCTAAAATCAAAACTATTCGTTTCGGCCAGCAGGGAGCTAAAACGGCAGGGAAGCCGAAGGCTGGAGAGTCAGCACGAATGAAAAAGAAACGCGCATCTTTCAAGGCAAGACATAGAAAGAATATAGCAAGAGGTAAGATGTCAGCAGCTTACTGGGCGGATAAAGTAAAATGGTAGAAGACACTAATTATCATCCTGCAGATACAAACGGGGATGGAAACGTATCAAAAGAAGAAGAGGCAATGTACCTCGAGTTTAAACGTAAAGAGTTAGAAGATGCAGATGCTATGCGTGATGCACAGCGTAACATGACTTGGTTTGCATTAGGAGGGTTATTATTATACCCTTTTGCAGTCGTACTAGCATCTCTAGCTGGCTTAGATCAAGCACAGGATACCTTAGGAGATATGGCACCTACATACTTTGTAGCTGTCGCTGGTATAGTTGCAGCCTTCTTTGGTACACAAGCAATGAAAGGTAAAAAATAATGGAAACAATACTAGATTTAGCAGTAACATTTTGGCAGTGGACAATAGTAATCGCAGTAATTGCAGTTAGCTACTTAATTAATAAACTAGATAAACCAGATTTAAAGCGTATTAATTTTGAATACACTACAATGCCTAAAATGCAACCACTACCTATTAAGACAGCAAGTAAAGGTTTTTGGGGCGCAATATTAATGTGGCTCACTGGTACACGTCAGTGGGTAATTACAGAAGATTTCCACTACTGGATTGACAATCAAGCATATAAAATCCCTGCGGGTTTTCAATTTGATGGAGCTTCGGTTCCTAAGTTCTTAGCAACTTTCCTGTCTCCAGTAGGGGTTTTATTAATGGGTGGTTTAGTTCATGACTACGGTTATAAGTATGCTACTCTCATGAAGAAAGACGGTAGTAATATTGGATATCATGACCAAAAACATATGGATGGTCTTTTTAGAGACATTTGTATCGAGGTAAACGGCTTTTATGCTTTAAACTATTTAGCATATTGGGCACTACGTTTAGCAGGTTTCGTAGCATGGAACGGACATAAAAAGAGAGGTACACAACTTGAAGTATCTAAGTAAGTTACTAAAACAACGTACATCCTGGGATGGGATTGTACTTATCGGAGTTTGCGGTTCCGTAATTCTACTCGGAGGTTTAGCAAAACTTTTAGCATGGGTAGGATTAGGCTATGGCATTTGGACACTAATAAAAGAAGAAGATTAATATGGCAGTTGAAGTAAGCCGAAAAGATGTACTTTCGGAAGAGTTAGTTGATTACAGATCTGAGACAAGATTTCTAAAACTTCCAGTTGATCCTTATTTGGATTTGCTGAACATCACACCGTTGCCTTCGCAGATAGCAATTATCAATGCGATTAACAATCCTAAATATCGTTTTGTCTCTGCTGCCGTCTCCCGTCGGCAAGGCAAAACGTACATAGCCAACATTATAGGACAGCTCGTGTCTTTAGTGCCTGGTTCCAATATTTTAATCATGTCTCCCAACTATTCCTTGTCTCAGATCTCTTTTGATCTGCAAAGAAACTTAATTAAGCACTTTGATCTAGAGGTTACAAAAGATAATGCAAAAGACAAAGTGATTGAAATTTCAAATGGTTCTGCTGTAAGAATGGGTTCTGTAAATCAGGTAGATTCTTGCGTAGGCCGTTCTTATGATTTAATTATATTTGACGAAGCGGCACTAGCCGATGGAAAGGATGCCTTTAATGTTGCACTGCGGCCTACACTTGATAAAGATAATTCTAAAGCCATATTTATATCTACTCCCCGTGGCCGTAATAACTGGTTTTCTGAGTTTTTCTATAGAGGATTCTCCGACGACTTTCCCGAATGGTGTAGTATACGTGCAACTTACAAAGATAATCCAAGAATGAGTCAAAGCGATATTGACGAAGCACGAAAGTCAATGTCAGAAGCAGAATTTAAACAAGAGTACGAGGCCGATTTTAATACTTATGAAGGACAGATCTGGAAATTCAACTTTGAAACCCAAGTTAAAGACTTCTCTCAACTCGATACTAGTAAAATGGATGTCTTCGCGGGGTTGGATGTCGGTTACAAAGACCCGACAGCAATGTGCGTTATTGCGTATGATTGGGATACAGAACAATACTATTTGGTGGACGAATACTTCGATGCTGAGAGAACTACTGAACAGCACGCTGCCGAA